CTAATTTCAAACTCCATAATAGACTTATCAAATTCGTCTGTTGTAATCCCAAGTATTTTTTTTAACTGAGGCCAATGTTCTTCTGAAGGAATGGCAAAGAAATCGCTACCAACTTTTCTAAAGTAATGCTCGACTGTAGAGTATTTATCTTTTAACTTTTTTGCTATTTCTTTTTTATTTAAACTTGATTTGTCATAGTGATCCAAAATACATTTTTGAAGTTTGGGTATGTCCACTTCATGTTTTCTTACTTTAACTTTTTCAACAGCCATACCAACTTGCACAGGCTTATTCAAAGCATATAGGCTGTCTGTTGATTGTTTGTATTGATTTGCAAGTAAAGCTCCACTCTTTTCTTGACCAGGCTTAAAAGCCCTGGATCTTGGATTATCTTTTGCTCTTTTATTTGCAAGATCAGACAAAGCATAACTTTCTGTATCTTCTTTGATAAGAATATCTTCCAGAATAATATTTTTATCTATTGGTTGCTCTATATTTGGTATGTTAGTCCAATACAATCTCAGTCTGTTTTGTGCTGATACAAGAGCAGAGTTTATTAAAATGGGCTTTATCTTACCTCCAAATAAATCTCCACCTTGAAACTCAGGATAGCAAACAGAAACCTGATCTGTTATTACATCTTGAAACTCTTGTT